TGAACGGTGTGGTGGTGAGGGTGTTTCTCTCATAACCATAAGATCTAAACCTAATGTTTTTATGGAAGAGTATGATGAGGGATTGGATGCTGTGGTTACGGGTCCCGCTCATAGAAGACAAATTATGAAGGAAAGACATTATGAGGAAGTTTAGATGAGCAAAAAAATATTACTAGATACAGCAAGAGCGTCATTTAGAAAAATTATGGATATTGTCCAAAATATGCGAAAAGGGAAAAAGGACAGGAGAAAACCGCCACCCGTTGGAGGAGATGGCAGAAACCATCATCAAAGGGCAAAAGTACAGGAAAAGCCAGATATACCTAAAGATCCACGGGTCGGTTCTCATGAAGCATTTCTTCAAGAACAAGAGATGAAAAAGTTTGCTAAGAGTCGAGTAGAAATGGAAAAACTCTGGGGCAAGCATTTAAAGAAAGGTAAAGAATATTAATAATTAAATAGGGGATTTATTATGAGCGAAGGAACCATGATTGACCAAGGGGAAGCGGAAGACATTTTCGGTGAGGAGACCGATTTTGAAATTCGTCCTGAAGGTGAAGATGGACAATCTTCCGAAAATGAGGATGAAGAACTGGACGAGAATACAGAATCATCTGCTGAAAAAGAAGGAGAATTCTCACAGGACTCTAAGTCATATAAGGAACTTCAGAGAGTCTATACGCAAGGACAAGATCGTATCAAGGATGTTGAGGGTCAGTTAGGCGAACTAGAGCGGGTCGCTTCTCAATATGGTGGAATAGATCGTATGGCGGAAATGATCCAATATGCGACTACCAATCCTGAAATTTCTGCTGCCATTCAAAAAGCGCAGCAGACACAAGGGACAGGGATTAATATGGATGAGCTTGACGACCAAGGTAAGAAAGCTCTCGAACTTGTGGATAAGATCGTAGAAAACAAACTTGCAGCTAGATTACAGGAGTACCAAACACATGAAATAGATCCGATAGTTGATGCTCATAGGGTTGATCGAGTAGAGAAACTCATGGGGCAAATGGATGAAAAGTATGGTGATAGGTGGAGTGATTCTCTTGACTCTATGAAAAATTTGTCAGAGACCTTACCTAGAAATGTGCTTGTCAATCCTAGTTTTAATGATATGGAGGATCTTTTCTTCAAGGCTCTCAGATCTGAGGGTAGGTTTGATGACTTTATGGGTGAAACATACCAGCAAACGATTCAAGAGAAGAAAAGAAGGTCTGTATCAAAACCAAAAACAACAAGATCCTCAATGCCTACAGGAGGTAAGCCAGCTAATATGTTTGAGGCTGCCGAACTTGCGGCTAAAAAATTGGGGATGTGATAGGAGTATAAAAAATGCCATCTCGTTCAGAAACCAGATCAATTGATGCGTTCTTAACAACAACGCTAGCAGAGTATGGGCGTACTTTGCATGACAATATCTTTGATGATGTTCCTCTTCTATCCTATCTTAATGGAAAATTGGGTAAGGCCTTGGCAGGTCGTGGCCCTGATTCTCAAATTAAGAAGGTATTGAATGGTGGGGAACGTATTATCGAACCATTGTTATATGGTCGAAATTCAACTGTTGATTCTTATTCAGGATCTGAAATGCTTGATACTACCTTACAGGACGGTATCACAAATGCTGCTTATGACTGGGCGCAATATTCAGTCGCTATTGGTATTGAAGGTATTCAGAAACGTAATAATAAAGGTCGGCATGCCCTTGTTAATCTTCTCCAAGCCAAAACTACACAGGCTGAAATGACTATCCAAGAACGCTTGAATAGTGATGCCTATAAAGATGGTACGGGGAATAACTCTAAAAATATTTTAGGGTTAGGTGGTCATATCTCAACTACTGCCACAACTGGTGGTTTAGCACCCGCAACCCATACTTGGTGGAAATCCGAGGTTACGGGTAGTGTTGGTGCTTTTGCCAGTAATGGTATATCAAAAATGAGAACTATGACTAATACACTCACGATAGGTAATATATCTCCTGATATGATTATTACAACTCAGGATATTTATGAAGCCTTTGAAAATGACATTACAGACCAGAGACGATATACTGACTCTAAGGTTGGTGATGTTGGGTTTGAGAACTTGGTCTTTAAAAACCAACCCATCATTTTTGATCGTGATTGTACAAGTGGTTATATGTATTTTTTAAATAGACGTTATATGAAATGGTGTGTGCATGCAGAAGCGGATCTTAAGATGGCTGAGCCTGGATTCCAGACTCCTATCGGACAAGATGTTTCTACAGCTCTCATTCTTTTCCAAGGTAATATGACTGTCAATAATCGTAGACGATTAGGTGTTCTAACTGGAATCACTACATAAGTCTATATAATTAATTGGAAAGGAGTTTTATATGTTTTCACATCAAGTAAATAGAACGGATGCTGATAAGGTATTTACTGTCGTGCATAATGTTGATGGTGCTGCCATCACTACTGGGCATGGGGTAAGGTATGTTGGAGGTGTTGGTGCTGATAATGCTTCCGCTGATGGTATCCAAGCAGTAAAGATTAATGCTGCTGCTGATTGTTTTAACTTTGCTGGAATTGCTGTTCAGGACATTGCCGATACGGAGTATGGATTGGTACAGTCTTGGGGTTATGTTGATTCCATAATGCTCTCTCACGAGGGTACGAGTATTACAGTAGGATCTGAAACCTTCGGGAAAGAGATTCTAGTTCCTGGACCTCCTAATGGTACTTGGACATCAGGTCAACCTCCTCAAGGTCTTTCGACCTTCGGGTGGAAGTATGTTCAGGTTTGGAACACGGCAGGTGTATCAGCTCAAGCATGGTGTAAGGGCTTTGTTCGTGCGCTTTAAATCTAAGTAGAAAGGATAAATATGCAGAGGGAACGTATTTGTTTGAGATGTATGACTTGTGGATGGAGACTAGCTGATCCTTCTAATATGAAGGATCATGCTGGTCACCAACTGCGTACAGCTGTTAATCTTTCCATTATAGAGAGGACTAAATGGACATGGTGGATAGTAAGGGACAAGATTGCGTTAGCACTAAAAGGAACATTACTGTAAAAAAAGTTTTATTTGGTATTCCTAACGAAGGACATACTGAATGTCAGGCTTATGATAATAGGATGGAAATGACATTCCATCTTGGAAATCTTCAAGTACTCTCGTCTTTAGGGTTGAGAGAGTATGGAGATAAAATTTATGATATTCCTCCCGATATTGAATACCAATTTTCAATATCAACCGTGGGTCAAGTACTCACACCTTTAGCACGAGAACGACTCGCTGAACACGCCCATGATAATGGTTTTGATTATTTATTTATGATTGATGATGATATGTTGGTTCCTGTTGATCTTTTTGAGAAATTGGTCAGACATGATGTGGATATTTGTGCAGCCTTGGCTTTTACTAGGTCGGCACCTCACAAACCCGTTGTCTATAATTTAGAATCAGGATGGGATCATGTAAGGGGAGAGCAATATTATATAAATCATAGTGTTCCCAACTACCCCAAAGACCAATTAGTACAATGTGATGCTGTGGGTTTTGGGGCTGTTCTTATAAAAACCTCTGTCCTCAAAGGTCTTAAAAAACCTTGGTTTATGAGTACTAGCGGGGCTGGTGAAGATATTTGGTTTTGTCATAAGGCAGGTGAGGCTGGGTTTAAAATATTTATGGATACGGCTACCAAACTAGGACATTTGGGTTATCCTAAGGTGATAACTGAAGCTGTCTATGAGAGTGAGTCAATTGTTAATGAAACGAGGGAGAAGCATGGAGACCTTAACAAATACGCATGAAAAGTGGGTTGATGTTATAATACCCACATATGATAATATTACACAACTGTCACAGTGTATTCAGTCTATCTTGGCGCATAAGACAGTATGGCCTTTAAAAATTATTATTATTAATAATGGACAGGCACCATTAACGGACCTGTTACCCTACGATCCTGATATTACTATTGTTGAGAGTAATGTGAATAGGGGTTGGACTGGAGGGTTGAAATTAGGCTTAGAATATAGTACATCTAAGTATGTTGTTTTTGCTAATGATGATATTTTTGTACCTAAAAGTTCGTACACATGGCTCCGTGACATGGTTCGTGTACTGTCTGTGCAACCCAATTGTGCAGCGGTAGGTCCCTCCTCTAACTGTGTCATGGGGTCTCAAAATATTTGGGCTAAGACTAAAGGATGGGCATCTTATACTTCATTCCTAATTGGATTTTGTATGGTATTTAATAGGAAGATCTTGGATGAAATAGGAGGAATTGATGATTCTTTTTATACAGGGGATGATATAGATCTCTCTATTAGGATTAGAGAAGCAGGGTATAAAATGATAATTTTATTTAGTGTTTTTATATATCATCATGGTTTCCAAACAGGAGAAAAAGTTCATGGTAAACCATCTAAACCAGGAGGATGGAACTCTAGAACAATGAGTGATGAGACTAATAAACACCTCATCCAAAAACATGGTTTTATCCGTTGGTGGAAAACTATGTGCAGAGCAGAAATGCCTTCTGAAACAGAAAACCAGAGGCTTAAAAATAGTATTGAAAAAATTTTTTCAAAATGTTCTCATATGTAATTTTATATTAAAGGGGGATGAATGAGGGTATGTACTTTTTATGAAACTAGATTGGGGCGAAATGATGGTCCCCCTCTCTACTGGACAAATGCAATGAAAAATCTGGGGTGGGAAGTTACACATCTCTCCTCAGAAACAGAACCAAAGAATAAGGATTTTGATCTTTACTTATGGGTTGATTGGGGTGAAGATGGGTTAACGGGGTGTATACCATACACACCAATTTCAATGAAAAATCTTCACCCATCTGTCTATATCACTTCTGACACACATTTAGGATTTGATTATAGATTAAATAAAGCTAAGGAATTTGATTATGTCTTTTGTAACCAAGAACGAGCTGTCGAGGAATTTAATGACAAAGGAGTTGAAAGCGAGTGGTTACCACATGCTGTTGAGCCACAAGCCTATCCGAACAGTCCAACCTGTTTCAAAAAGTATGACATTGGATTTGTTGGATTCGTCACCTTCCTCAAAAGGGCAGAAGCTCTCGATAAAATGTTGAAAGAGTTTCCTAACTTTTTCTATGGTCAGAGATTGTTTGAGGATTGTGCCGAGATATATAGACAATCTCGAATTGTTTTTAATACAGCGGCTGATGATGATATAAATATGAGGATGTTTGAAGCTCCTGCTACAGGTTCTTTTTTGCTGTGTGAAGATGTCCCCACACTCTCAAAAATTTTTAAAACAGGTGAACACATAATTACATATTCTGACATCTCTGATGCTATTGACAAAGCTAAGTATTATTTAAAGAATGAAAAGGAACGAGAAATTATTGCAAAGCAAGGAATGGAATATGTCCTTGCACATCATACATATTCTGCTAGAATATTGAAGATCTATGATGTTATCTTTGGAGAAAATGGTCCGTGGCAAAAACAACCTCAGCAGGAACCCAAACAACTCTCTTAACTGATGAAACATTTACAGCCGCCCCTGGCGCTCCTGTTTCAATAACCATAACTGGTGGTACTATTGATGGTGTGTCAGCTGGTGTTACAACCCCCTTAACCAAGATTTGTGTTGATAATCTTTGTTTGGATGGGAGTATTATTTCCTCTGTTACTGGAAATATTTACCTAACTCCTATTGCTGGTTCTAATATTACCCTTGATGGCGCAACAACCATAGATGGTGGTGTTGTGGTCAATTCTGGTACTTTTACCAATACAGGAGATGTAACTGTAACAGGTACTCAAACCATTACAGGAGATTTAAAAGTTGATAATCTTTCTCTAAATGGTAATACCATCTCTTCTCTCTCAGGAGATGTTCAATTAAAGGCTCTTTCAGGCTCTAATTTAACCCTGCAAGACGATCAAAGTGCTACTAAGGAGGTAAGTCTTGATATGTCTATTGTTCCACAAGGAACAGATAGAAAATGGAGATTTCCTACAGGACTTAATGGAATAGAACATTTTGTGGGGGAGACAGAAAATCAAACCATTAAACATAAAATCTTACACCGACCCGTTATTGAACAAGGATTTTTAAAACTACCTCAAGTTAGTGGATTATTTCCAAAAAACCATTATCAGATCCAACCTAGTGATATTACAGGAGATAGGGTTGCTAAACTCCCTAAATTGACAAATAATGATGAGTTTGTTTTTGCTAAGCATACTCAAACTCTAACAAATAAAACATTAACAAGTCCTGTTATTGATGGATCATGGACATCATATACTACAAGTACAGGCAAAGCCCTAGTAATGGGAGTTTAGGAGAAAATTATGGCATCAGAATTATTAAAAGTATCACATACCGCTGGGGTTACAAATGCTGAATCGGTTTTGATTAATGGAGTAAGTGGTCACACCTACACTATTCTTTCAATTCTTATTTGTGAAACGGGTGGAGCAGCTGAAACATTTGACCTCTATATAGACGATAATGGGGGTGGAACGGATTATGAAATCTATTCAGATCAAGCTTTAAGTGCTAACGCAACCTTTGAACATACAACTAGATTCGTCATTGAGGGAACAGATCATTTATGTATGGCAACTGCGAGTTCAGCCAATGTAGATGTTGTTGTGTCTTATTTAGATCAAACATTATAAGGAATAAATTATGAGTGGAATAGTCGGTAGTAATACAGGACGTACATCAGGTGTTGTTGGAGGTGCGCCTATATCTGACAATTCAATTACTGGTGATAAGATTGCGATGGGAAGTGATGCACAAGGGGATATTTTATATTATAACGGGACAGATTATGCTAGACTAGGTTTTGGTACTTCGGGTTATTTTCTTAAAACTCAAGGGACTGGGGCTAATCCTGTTTGGGCGGAATCTACGGGTGGCGGTCCTTCTTATGGGACTGGAGATGAATGGGTACGATATAACAGCAACCAAATTAATCAGAATATTACGGTGGCTAGTGGAAAAAATGCAAGTTCAGTTGGCCCTATCACCGTGGGTTCAAGCTATTCGGTCACAGTCAACGGAGTATACACGGTAATTTAAGGAAATAAATTATGGCATCAGAAATTAAGGCTAACAAGATAAGCCCAGCGACAGGAACGGCTTTCACAATTGGAGATAGTGGAGATACCTTCACCGTTCCATCGGGAGCGACAATTGTAAACAGCGGAACTGCGACAGGATTTGGTGGGGGTAAGGTTCTGCAATGTTTAACTGTTCAGAAAACAGATTCGTTTACAACTTCATCGGCTACTTATGTTGATGTTACTGATGTGACTTTAGATATTACCCCGTCAGCTACGACAAGCAAGATACTGGTGATTTTAAATTCTAAAATTAGTGGAAGCGCAAGTGGGTATCCAATATACGCACAGTTCCTCCGTGATTCGACAGTAATCGGTAGTGGTACTGGTTCGGCTAATGAAGATTGTTTCGCTTCCTCACAGCCGTGGACAGATCATAGTCGGTATGGATTCCCTGCCGATCTTAATTGGCTTGATTCCCCAAGTTCAACAAGCGCACTTACTTATAAAATGCAAGTGCGGGCGCATACAAGTGCGGCTGTTTATGTAAATAGATCCACAGCCGTACATACCTACGGTGGGGATTATGCTACCTCATTAACATTAGTGGAAATCGGTGCTTAATAATTAAAAGGAAATAAAAAATGGCAGTTGACATAGACGGTGTAAATTCAACAATAAGTACAGACAAGCTGATCCCCCAGTCTGGCACGGCTTTGCAGATAGGGGAGAGTGGCGATACGGTGACACTGGTTGGGAGTGCGGTTGGATTTGGCGGAGGGAAGGTTTTGCAAGTGGTACAGGATACACTGACTGCACCGTGGACAACCACAAGCACTAGCTACACTCCAGTAGTAGGATTATCGGTTTCGATTACTCCCGCGGCAACTTCAAAGGTTTTAGTTCTTGGGAATTTAACTGGCTCTAGTGCTAATGGCACAGGAGGGGCTTGTTGTGTCAAAAGAGATTCTACTTTTATTCACACAGGAGATACAGCATCGAATCGGCATCGTAGTCTTTCAAGTTTGAGAGTTGACCATCCAAACACAACATATTCTGTACCTATTAATTATTTAGATACACATGGGGCAGATGGAAGTACAGCCGTCACATATACTTGGCAAATTTTTACGGAATCAGGCACGGTATATGTAAACCGAGATTATTCATATTCAGATGTTACTTATTATGGGACATATGCCAGTAGCATTATAGCAGTAGAAATAGGTGCTTAATAATTAAAAGGAATAACAAATGGCAATAACAATTGACGGAGGCACAAATATAATATCAGGGTTAGCCGTAGGAGGCTTGCCCGATGGGGTAGTAGACGAAGATATGCTAGCGAGCAATGCAGTAAGTTCTGGCAAGTTAGCGAGTGGTGCTGGGGGGAAGATATTGCAAGTAGTACAGGATACATTGACTGCCGTATTTACTACAAACGCTACGAGCTATACAGCAATCACAGGGCTTTCAGTGTCGATTACTCCATCAGCGACTTCATCTAAAATTTTACTTATGGGGTTTATTGGTTATGGAGGTCAAAGTGCCGCAAACATTTTTATGGGCTTGTTTCGGGATTCGACAGAGTTGCTAGTTGGAGATGCAAGTGGGGCAAGACCGAGAAGCTTTGCACAATTTGCTGGGAGAAATACAAATTCACAAGCTGGGTTTTCGCCAATGTATCTTGACAGCCCTAGCTCAACCTCCGCACTGGTGTATGCTGTAAAGACCTATTCAGAAGGTTCATCTTATACTGTATATATCAATCAGTGTCAAGAAGACGCAACAACTCACGGTCGAACTGCATCAACTCTGATGGCTATGGAGATAGGTGCTTAACAATTAAAAGGAGTAAAACAATGCCAGATGTAACAAGTGTACTAAGTGAAAAATATAAAGGTATGGAGTGGAGTCTTAACGGCTCACCTACTAGCGAAGCAGAGTTCAAGTCTAGCTTTACAATTCACAAAGCTAATGGGGTTGCCGAGCCTACATGGTCAGCAATCCAAACTGAATTGACTAAGATACAAGCGGAGTACGATGCTCAAGCCTATGCTAGAAGTCGTAAAGAAGAATACGATAAACTCAACCAGTTTGAATTGATCTATGATGACAAACAAAATTCAACTGATAACTGGGCGAAAGAAATTAAAGCAATCAAGAAAAAATATCCTAAGAACTAATGATTAGATTATTTCTTTATATTATTATTCTTTTAGGTTTTTTATATTGGGTTATTAATATATGACTCAGCTCACTAAACATTTCAGTGATGAGGAGTTTGCGTGTAGGTGTGGATGTGGTGAAGGATTGATTAGTCAAGAATTGGTTGAAAAGTTAGAAGAGATTAGGGTTAAGTTTGGACAGGTTATGAGGGTAACAAGTGGAATTAGATGTCTTGCACATAATTTAGATATTGGTAGTAGAAAAACTTCTTCTCACGTTCCTAACAAAGAGGGGATTGGAAGAGCTGCTGATATTGCATGTAATAATATAGTAATGAGGTCTGAATTATTGCCTTTAATGTTGGGGGAATTTGAACGGGTCGGGATTACTAAAACATTCATTCATATTGATGTAGATTATAAAAAGCACAGTGGGGTTTTTGTTTATTAGGAGATAGAGATGGCTAAGAGATCGTATATGGAAATGACCAATCTCATTCTTCGTAGAATCAATGAAGATGACATATCTACCACTGTTTCCATGACTGGTAAGGCTTCTATTATTGGAGATCTTATTAATGATGGACAGAATATGCTATTCGCAGAAAGTGATTGGTATACTCTCTATAAAGAAAGAATTTTCCAAACAAGTGATGATGTTGTTATCGTTGTGCTGGATTATTCTAATCTTTCAGGAAAAACCATAACATTCACTTATAATGAAGTTTCCTACACGATCACTGAAGGAGTTGATTTTTCTGCTACGGTTAGTGATAGAACTACCGCCCAAGCTATAGCCACAGCCTTAGATGCACTAACATGGTCCCAAATTATAGTACAGGTTAATACTGCTTCAGCTACTATTATAGTTAAAGCCGATCCTCAAAATAACAAGGGATTAACAGCTGTATCAACTACAGCTGATTCTGATGACCTTGATGTTTCTCTCTCTAATAATGATACTTATGGCTTAGCTAATGATTTTGGTCGTGGGATTTCTCTTCTTGATTTTACCAACAATAAATCTTTAGCACCCTCAAATTTTAAATCCTTTGACGATTCTAACCCTAATTTAAGTACGACAGGTACTCCGACTCATTATTCTATACAAGGTGGAAATTATCGTTTATATCCCATCCCTTCTGGGACAAATATAATGTTAGAAAAGTATTGGAAAGAACCCTTAACTTTAACCGCCAGCACAGACTATTCTGAACTGCCTTTGGAAGCAGAGAATGCCCTCCTAAAATGGGTAGAAAGCGAAATTTGGCTTTATTTAAATAATAGCCAAAAAGCACAACTTATGGGTCAAAAATTTGTACATTTACTCGAAAGAGCTATAGAAACTAATGACAATATTTTAGACGAAATGAAGGTTGTGAATAGTACTTATTTTGCTCCTCTATCTACTCCTATAGCATTTCCTCAATTTCCTGCCCACTATCCGAGGTAAAACATGGTCACTCGACTTGATTCATTACGAGCGATAGAGGGTGCAGATTCTACCGTCATCCACAATTATTCAGTCCCACGCAGAGGAATTAATTTGTATGGGAATGTTATAACCATGTCCCCCGAAGAAGCACTCCAAACTCAGAATTGTTTTGTGCGGGCTGGTTTAAAGGGAAGAATGGGCCAAACCAAATTTGAGGAAACTGAGGTTGTTGCTGATAAGAAGATTATTGGTTTGCATAGATTTTATTATGGAGCGGATAATAAACAATTGATTGTAGTTTCGGATACTAAGATTAGATATCACACTGGCTCAGCTTGGGCTGATATTGATACAGGTCAAACTGCTGGAAAAAATTCTCTCATAACAACATGGGGAGCTTTAGATAAAGTTTTTATTTGTAATGGAACTGACCCTGGCGTTACTTGGGATGGATCAAGTGCTGCTGACATGTCTGGTACAAATGCTCCTGCTAAACCTATCCAAGTTTTACCCTACCGAGATAGACTCCTAGCTATTGACGCAACAAATCATGGAGATGTGCAATGGTCAGCTTCATTCTCAGACACAGGAACATGGGAAACAATATCAGCATGTGGTGTTAGACCTGATTCTAAATTATATGGTATGATTTTACATACCGATAATAATTCAAATCAAGGTGTGGAGGCTAAGGTTTTATTAGCAGGAGCTAATGGAATGCACCTATTTTCAGGTAAGGATTTAAGAACTCCCTCAACTACTGGAGATTATAGAGTAGAATCCCTAGCGACAAGTGTGGGTTGTAATGCTCCGTGGACTATGTGTTGGACTCCTGCTGGGAGTATATATTTAGGGCGAGATAGGCAAGTATATCTCCTCCCATTTAAGACAAACACACCACTCCCTCTAGGACATAAGATTACATCTCGGCACCCGTTTTATACTGGAATTGAGAAAATACCCACAACCCAGATTGAAAATGCGTGTGCTATATATCATGACGGATTTTATAAATTAAGTTTTGCTGGGGATGGACAAACTACCAACACTATCCAATTCTGGCTCGATATTAATCACATAAAACAAGACGAATCAGGTCTTTACGGGCCTTGGTATGGTCCAATGGTAGGGCAGACTGTATCTGTATTTGCTAATCAAAATGGTCCTGGAGATTTAGGAGAACTTATGGCAGGGGAATCTGATCCTACAATAGGATCATTTATCTATCAATTAGATAAAGAAGGGGAATTTAGCGATGATGGTACTTCAATCCCTGTTTATTGGCAATCTTTCTATAATCCCTTAGGAGACGCTAATCTCAAAGATGCAATCCATATGTTAGAACTTGAATTACTAGATACATCTGGTACACTTGATGTGGAGTTCCATGATATAGATGGGGCTGTAAATACGGGAAATACCATAACTTTAGGTGGTGGTGGGCTATATTATGGAGATACATATTGGGGTGAAGCTGATTGGGGAGTTAGTGGTTCAATAGCAAGAAAGAAGTTAAATATAGGAAAAGGTGGAGGAGGAACTTCTTTATTACGAAGATGCTCTTTAAAAATATCGTATGGTAGTACAACTGAAACTATGGAATTATATAATGCCAGTTTAAAGACCATACCACAAAATATAGGATTTGATTAATGGCTGAATTAGGTGCAGGAAGTGGATCAAGTTATCCTACCAGTTTAGACACAAATAGTGTTGTAGAGGTTGATAGTCCTGCTACAGGCAAGACTAAGGTAAGAGCAGATGTACCTAATGATTTAGCAGCTGCCATTGTTGCTGTTCAAACTGAATTAGGTACTGACCCAGCAGGAACTAAAGCTGATGTCAAGACTTTTTTTCAAACAGATCATCAAACTTCAGGTAAGCATTTTCATTTAATAACTAAGAGTTCGGATTATACGACTGTAAGTTCGGATAATTGGGGGATGTTTCGGGTTGATACTTCTTCTGGAAATGTAATTATTACATTATTAGCAAGTGCAACTGCTGGTGATGGACATATTATGTCTTTCACAAATACAGGCTCAAATTCTCTCACCCTAGATCCAAATGGAAGTGAAACACTTTCAGGAGAGGCTTCTCTTCTTGTCCGTAAAGATAAGGTTGCTATTATTGAATGTGACGGGACTAATTGGCATAATTTGGCTAATAATGAAGAAGGTGGTCCATCTTTAGGTTCTAATAGTATTATAAGAACAAATGCTAAAACGGTTGAAGAGACAATTGTATTTTTAGGCACTGAAAATGGGATGACGGTGGGTCCTGTGACGGTGGCTACGACAGGTAGCGTGACAGTAACTTCTGGGAGTACTTGGACTATTGTTTAATAACGGGGGGCGTTATGGACGAAAAAATTATAATAAGGAAAGCAGTCGCTGAAGAATGTTTTATTGTTGGGAGAATGTGGAAGGCTTTAATGACGGAAGCTGGAAATTATCCTGTTGAGATTGATGATAAAGTTATACAAAATTTTTCAATTCAATTATTAACTAAGATTTTACGGGATGATGGAGAGGTTTTTATAGCCGAGCATGATTATAAGATTATTGGGTTTATAACGACAAATTTAAGGGTTTATGATTATTGTTCTGTAATTTATGGGTATTGTGAGAGTGTATATGTTGATCCTAATTTTAGAACTTTTCTAGCTGGTAAAAAATTGATAGATATTGCTTTTGAATGGATGAAAGATAGGGGTGCTAAAGTAGCCGCTTTCGATACAATATATGATGAAAAATTAGTTAAAAAATGGGATTCTATGGGATATAAGGCTCAGACTATAGGTTTTTCAAAGGAGATAAAATATGGTTAGTATGGGAAGTTCAAGTCAGCAGCAATTACAAACTCAAAGTCTTTCTAGGTTTGATCCTAATAATCCTAAGAGTGAAGCATATCAAGGAGAAGCTGCGGATAGAGCTAGAGCTATAGGCGATCCTATGAATATAAATCTCCCAGGTCAGGTTACTACACCCCTAACTCCTGAATCTATTCAACAAGGTTGGCAAGATTTAACTCAGGCGACAAAAAATCCTCTAGATAATCTTCAATTAAATCAAGCTCAACAACAACTCCTTAAAATGACTCGGGATCAAGTACTGGGAAATCAGGCTGTGAGAGGTTTGGAACCTACAGAGTCTGCCGTATTACAAGCAGTAGCTCCTTCCCTTGTACAATATGGGACTGAAAGAAGTAAGGGGATGAGAGATTTAGCTGCACAAGTTGCCTTACCTTATATAACACAAACGCAAGTAGAGAGAGGACAGGATATTGATGCTCAACTTAGTATGGCGGGGCTTTCAACGGGTCGGGAACAAAGTGCTTTAAATGCCTTTCTTGATTTAGTTGCTCTATCACAAGAATCACCTGTTGTTTTATCCAGAGGGATGGGAAGTGGTAGTGGTAGCTCAAAGGGTTTTTCGGATGTTAGTTTAAAAACTAATATCAAAACTTGTGAGGGATTGACATGGCTTTAAAATTAGATCCTGAAATAAAAACTAAAATACAACCCAGCCCTGAAGAAAGAGAAAGAAGAAAAAAATCAGCACAAGAATTAAGTAATATATTTGGAAAGGCTATAGGAGGACAAGCGGGAGGGGGAATGAGTAGCATGGGTAGTATGCCTAATTCTCAAGCTCCTGATGCTAGCGGTTTAGCTATGGCTGCAATTAAAATATTTAGTATGATGAGTGATAAAAAACTTAAGAAAAATATAAAAATAATAAGTAATTTTAAGGAGATTTTATATGGCTAGATATGGTGCTAATGAACTTTTTAATCCTGGGGGGAGAAGAAAGAAAAAAAAAGAAGGAGTAGCTACAGGATCTGGTTCTAGTCTTGGTTCGTTTGGTTCTATGGCTCATTCTCAAGCTCCTGATGCTTTAGGTCTGATGTCTAATGCGATAGATATGGATGACAAGTTGACTGGCGGAGATCTACTTAAAGCTTTTAAAAGTATGTTCAGCTAACTAAACCATGACCACAGATATTGTAAGAAAATTACGAGGTGTAACTTGGGAATGGAAAGACGAATTTAAAAAAGATTTGGGAGAGGGCGAAATGGGCGGTGTTATAGCACAAGAGGTTAGAGAGGTTTTACCCGAGGCAGTTGTGGAGGAAAGTTACGGGACCCGTTCAATATTAAAGGTGGACTATATGAAATTGACAGGTGTTTTGATTGAGGCTGTTAAGGAACTTGATAAGAGAGTTAGGGAGTTAGAAAATGCCAGTTAGAAATTTATTTACTCCATCAGGGCGACAACATAGCCCTCAAACTGGTATTACACGAGGCAGTGGTGGGAGTGTAAGTGCTGGTACTGGTGGTGGTGGGACACATGTAGATCCCATGTCATTATTGAATACCTTTTTTGGTTTAAAAGATAGATATGATGCTTCTAAGGCTGAAGATGTTGTAGTTAAAAGACTAATGGAAGACCTTGGCTGGACTGAAGAACAATCTATAACAGCTTATAATAGTATTGGACCAGAGAAAGCTTGGAATCTTTTGACAGATAGATCAGAAGCAGAAGGTATAGGTCATGCAATAGCAGCTCAAACTATGCAAGGGTATAGAAAAGAACAACCTGGTCCTGGCATTCCTAATATCCTACAATCACTGGTTAAACAACCAAAACCAACAGCTCCAGCTCCAACAGGAACACTGAATCTCTCTGTTGGGGCAGCACCAGAAATACAACCAAAAAATGCTCTTCTAGGGAGCGCAGGAAGTCCACCAGAACAACCGCCCGATCTTCTTAAAGAACCTCTTGTAGAACCATTAGAACCATCTTCTGAAGAACAAGAACTTGATGAAGAAGCACGTTTACAAGCTTTAGAGGATGCAAAATTTGACGAATCATTAAAACCACTCCAATCAAAAGTTTATGAGCAATTAGCAGAGCAATCACTTAAATCAATAGACAAGACCCGTGAGGCATCACCCAGCGATTTCATTGAATATGAAGGAAAGAGTCTAGCCATACAAGAGATTCCAGAATTTAGAAATCCTATTTCAGGAGATATTGCTACGTCTGCTGAAGAAATAGAAGCTAATAAATTATTATGGGAAGACCCTTCTTCTATGAGAATTGCACGGAATGAAACTTCAATTAGAGAAGATATTTTATTAAGAAGGAATGCTAGAATTACAATGGGTAGGATAGGAGGTAATATTCCAACGACTGATTTATTGGGAAATCGTTTAGCAGGTGACGCAGGTTTTAATCCTCCTAAATTTAGTGCTGATATTGTAGAATATTTAGCTTCTCAGGGACTTAATGCTAATTTATTTGATACAACTAATCCTATACATGTAGCACTACTTGCACAAGGTGGAGGTAATAATGCCATATATTCACCTTTCTTTGTAGATATAACAAAGGTACTTTCAGGTTTAAATGCTGACCAGAAAGAATATTATTTAAGTAGATCTTCAACGCAAGTAGCTCAATGGAAAAAGATGGGTCAAGCAGGAGCAGATCTAATGCATGCAGATTATGCAAAATGGCTTGGTGAAAAAAATAAAGTTGAAGAGAAATTAGCTAGTGCATCTAATTCACTTGCAAGAACAAGATTAATTATGGATGAAAAAAATAGAATACAAGGAGCATTTGTAGCTTCAAAACAAGTTATGTTTTATAACATGCTTGTACCTTTAGTTTTAGCCGCACGAGAATCAACTAAAGGTAGAAAAGGAAGAGAGGCTGATAAAGGTGTGCAGGATATTAGTTTAGTTAAAGCATTGAATAGATTTCTAGAACCAAATTCTGCTGTTCTTGGAGCAGAATTTCAAACTATTTTTCAGGCTCTAGCAGTAAAGGATCAAACAAAAGCATGGTGGGAGGCAGTTATGTCAGGTGGTTTAAAAATAACGGATGAGCAAAGACAGGGTATTATTGATTTTGGTATGAATTTAGAAGCAGCTTCTAAGGTACAACAAGTTTTTCCTGAGATAGATAGAGCAAAGGCACAACTTGATTATTTAAATTCACACTTAGAATTAGGAGATAGCATGGTAGACGTTACTGACCCAATTACAGGTGAGAAAACAAAAGAAGTTGTTGATATGAGGGCAAGATTAAGTCTCATCATAGATCCTAAATTACTCCAAGACTGGACTATTTATAAAGCAGGTCGGTTACCCCAAGCAAAAAAACAAAATCGGTTAAAAAATAAAAATGACTAAAGAAAGACTAAACGAATTAATACAAAAAAGATTGTTAAAACAACCATATTCTCCTGAGGATGTTACAGATTTTGCTACCTTAGAAGATGCAGGTGTTGATTTAGATCTTTTAGAAAAATCAGCTGCTGAAGGTGTACTAATGGGAGAAGCTACTCCAATTTCTCCTGAGATGGAAAATAGACCAGATGAGAATGGTCCTTCTCTAACACAAATGGGTGTGGATTTAGGGGTTGAACAAGCTGGCTCTATGATAGGTACTATGGCAGGTACTCCTTACGGTCCTTTTGGTCGTTTATTAGGAAGTGGTCTTGGAGCTACAGCAGGTTTAGGTGGTCTTGATGTGGGCAGGAGAGCTGGGGTAATTCCTGGGCAACCTATGGAAAATCCCCTAAAAGAATTAGGTATCACATTTAGTGCTAATGTACTTGGACAAAAATTTGCAGATAAACAAACCAGTGGTATGCAGAACATGGTACAAAAAAATATTTTTAAAGGTGCGGAGGATGTTGATAAACCTTTTAAAGGTATTAAGGGAGCTGTTACACCTATCCCTCAAAGAACGGATAGTGGAATTTTAGATGTTATTGGAAATATTTTAGATGCTTCTCTTGGTGCTGGTGAGAGGGGTAAAAAATTAGTAGCGGGTAACATAAAAATTTTAAGAGGAAAAATTGATAAATTAATTGATGGTACGATAGCTAAGGCTACTGTAACTGACCTAAGAGAAGCGACCCGTCAAGTACTTAGAAAAAGTTATGGGTCTTTTAATAAAATTGGAGAGCTAGGTTATAATATTGTTGATACTAATTTAACTAATTTAGGGTTAAAGGTTAGGACAAATATTGATGATATATTTGACACCGCTACATTGAATAGGTTAAAGACTGGTATTGGAGATGCTAAATTTACAGGACAAGATCTTACTTTTGGTGATTTAGCTAGGTTAAAACAATTTCATTATGGTAAAGATACGAAAAAAATTGATGCTCTTTTAGATAGAGCAATACGAAATTTACACTCTACAGCCAATATTAGTTTAAAAGAATATTTAGATAAAGTTACAAAAGAATCTCCTGAGTTTATTACGGAAGCTCTAGCTTCTGCACGAAAGGTTACGGAAAGTATGACAAATGCTGTTGCCATTTCTGGTAAGGATATGACTAGACAATTTTCAGAAACCTTCATGGCTAAATTAGCACAAGGTAAACCTGATCTTTTATATAAAGAACTTAAAAGTCTTGAACATGGTCCTACTATTAATTTTGTTAGAAATTCGTTAGAGACAGCTAGCAAAACAATGAGTGGAAAACCAAAACTATGGGCTAGAATACAAGGTCATTTTTTAGATGATTTAGCAAGAACAACCCCCACAATAAGGATAAAAAATGTTGGTGAAGTTATTAATGGGGATAGGTTATTACAAGAATTAGGAAGATTGGATAAGAAAGGTATTTTGGCTAAATATTTTCCTGCTGGTGCTGGAGAAAAAGAATTAAAATTATTCAAACAATTTGCAAAATCTATTGCTATCAATCAACGTAAACAAGAACAAGCAGCAGGAGGAATGGCTGTTCAATTGATACAAAGTGGTATGGCAATTAAAGTATTACAAACAGGAGCTTTAGGAATACTTGCCTCTAAATCAGGTTTTGGAGAAGCACTTGCAGGAAGTATTATTGTTTTTGGTGGTCCTAATATTTTAGCAAGAATATTTACAAATCCTAAATTTATCAAAGCAATGGTAGAAGGTGGAACTCTCCCCTCAACTATGGATAATATGTTAGGAGTTGCAAATAAAGTTATGACTACCCTAATAGCCCAAGGTGTAGATGCTGGATGGGAATCTGCGACTGAAGAACGGACACCTTTACATATAGGAGGAGCAACTACACAAGGAAATGCTGCTCGCTCACCTCAGGTAGCAGGTCAAAGTAATCCTTTATCAGGATTATTAGGTGGTGGTGCAAATGTTCAATGATTTAACAGATTGGCTAGTTGGAGCTTTGGCTGGTCTAGTAGGGGTGG